CTTCCGGCGGGCGCTCCTGGGTAATAGAAGAAGTAGGGTATAGACGCGGTGCCGTACATCGTTACGCGCTTATCCGCGTCTTTGCCTACACATATAGTAGGTGTAGATAGTCCGGCCTTAATAAAGCGGGTGCTTATATCCTCGCTTCGTAGTCCGTAGGTCGCGTTCTCTGCATAAAGCGTAATTTCGTGCGCGCCCGCATCCAGGCGTCCGGTCGTATCTATCGGGAAGTCGTAGGTACTGTTAGTAATGCTGCTTGTTGCCACTTCCTGCCCGTCGATCAGAAGGTGCACCAGGGCGGCCACGCCTCTACAGCCCACGCGTAGGCGCCAGTCGGCGTTACGTACCAGACTTTCCACGTAGCTATTATCCAGATAAAGCACAATTTCCAGCGAACGTACGGTAAAGTTCCAGGTACGGCTTTTTCCGTGCTGGTTGCCCACCTCCATTTTAACTGTATTGTTTTCTTGCGTAAGGTATTTGCCCAGGTCCACGCTGTAGGATCCGCCCGGCTGCAAAACCATATTAAAGTCCGTTAGCTGCGTGCCATTAACGTAGAATTTCGCCCAGCCTGGCTGCGTATCCGTGTCGTTAGGATCGCCGCCGTAGTAGCAGTTATAGGTAAACTGTAGCACGTTTTCCGCGCCCATTACCATAGGGTTATCCAGGTTCTTAGTAATACGGGCGGCCAGCGTATAGTCGTCCTGTACCGGCTGGCTGTAAAAACTTACGCTACTAAGCACAAGTTTAGCCGCGCCTTCTGTGTCGCCTGCCTCTGTAAGCTGCTGCCACTTCTCTTTCGTATCGACGGAAGCAAAGCCGTAAAGGGTAGCCATACCGTCGGCGCCGTTTACCAGGTGCCAGTCGCCTATTTTGGCGTTCGTCAGCCCCATAAGCTGATCCTTAAGGAAGGCTTCTACCTGATCGCCTCCGTAGTTCTCCCAGCTTGTGCCTATATCTGGTATAGGCGTTGTGATCTTGTCTGCCATAGTCTGTTATACATATTAGTTAATACTTCCATTTGTCTTTACCTCTCCAGGGCTTAGCGCCTCGCCATAGCCCACTACCGAAGCAGCTACTTACCGCCTCCCATATCTTCGCCACTTTCTCGGCTTCGGTACCCTTATATAGGCTTCCGATAGATACCACGGTGGTAGTAGTGGCGCCTATGAAAAAGCGCCCTACCTTGTTAGATCCTACTGTTATCATACGCTATTCTGTTTCGGCTATGTAGTATATCTGCCCTGGCACTATCTCGCCGGCTACCTTCATCGCCTCCAGGTCGCTTTCGCTTGCTACGGCTTGCGGCGTCAGCTTCTTAAGCAGCTCTTCTTGTTCGTCTGTTAGTCCAGCCGATAACAGGGCGCCACCGTCGAAAACGTACAGCCTCCCCGCGGGCGTAACGTATAAAACATTCTGCCGCACGTTGCCTTCTCCGTCGTAGAAGTTGTTATACGTCGGGAAGTTGCTATACAGTGTTACTTTTTGTATTCCTGTTAGCGGGGTTCCTATATATTTGGCGGCGTAGAATTTTGCTGGCACAGGGTCCCAAACAACAGGTAGAAAAGCCGATCCGGCTGTGTCGCCCATTGCGTATATTACCTGTAGGCCGCTTGTGTCTATCTTTCCCCTAAAGGGTACTATAGTATTTTGTAACGCGCTAAGGATTTGCCCCAGCGTTATACTTCTGTTCTCCCCAGCTATCGCTACGGGGATCTGTGCGGCCTTTTGAAGTTGGGCCAGCGGGCTAAGCTCTGATATTTTCATATTATCTGTTTTTTAAATTTCTCGTATCTGCCAGTATGTACTTTCCCCGTCACATATTAGCCAGGCTTCGTAAAATTTGCCGGGCTGTGCGGTAAAACTCTGTATAGCGCTTGTTCCATTATACATTGGAATTTTTTCGCCGTCTATACTGCTGGTATATATAACCGCGCGGTAAGAAGTCGGGGCCACCGTAAATTTTACACGCCAAATTAAAGGCCCTTTTTCGTTGTTAAGTACTCGCCTTACGTCGCTTGCTTCGGGTAAATATACTACGTAGTCCGCTTTTATCTTGTTTTTAATCACCCATACTGTACCCTTTAAAGCGTTCATTCTTTCTTGGGTAACGGCGTGATCATCCATTTCTACTACGGCCCCATTTTCCGCGATAGCTCCACTATCCGTTACTATCGCCCCAGAAGACATTAGCCCAACAGTATAGCCCCACTTAGAAAAAGCAATAATTCTAAATGTAGGATAGAAGGCTTTATAGTAACTTGAGCTTTTATCGTACTTACACACATAGCCCATACAGCCGTAGTCGTTTTGGTTATCGGGGTCAGACTTTCGGCCTAAGGCCACGCGGTAGTAGCTCTCATTAAATTCCGGGTCTATGTCCTGTATAAAAAAGCGTCTTGGCGATATTGCCGCCTTTCCTTCTGCGTTAAGGCTATTGTCCGAAACATCGCCGTAACTTATGCCTTCGCTACTTATCTGGAAGCCGCCTATTTTACCGCTATCCGCTTCTATATGGCCCTTAAAGTAACCTTTCGTAGCCCGGATCTCCCCCGTAACGAAATTTAGCAGAAGGTTAGGTATGAAGGATCCAGCCGTTACGCCGTCGGTAAATCTACGATAGTAGGCCCTTCCGTCCGTATCTAAGCCGGATACCTCTAAACCGTCGATAATACCGCTTTGGCTAAACATATAGTCGCCGTAGAATACCGCGCCGCCTAACTTAGCGAAGCTGGCCATAATCACGTCCGCGAAGACTGCGTTAAACTTTTCGAATAACTGCCAACGTGCATCGTTGCCGCCGTTGGCCACATCTTCGGCGGGGTTCCTTCGGTTCTCAGGCATAGCCGCGCCGTGGTAAGACTTGCCGCGGATAAGCATATAGTAGTTACCTTCGTATGCTACTACTGGGCTGGTTTCGTTGTCGGCGATATACGTAGTATCCGCGCTATAGTTTCCAGCGGGGTAAACCATTATACCGTCTTTTCCGTCTTTGCCGTTAATTCCGTCCACGCCGTCTTTACCGTCGGCCCCGTCCTTTACTACTGGTATAACACTACGCGCCAGCACATCATCGCCGCGAAGCTCGAAGTAGATACGGTCGCCTATTAACGTACTGGCTATATCATCACCGCCCAGGATAAGGTACTGCGGATTTTCGGCCGTACTGGTTTCTGCCTCGAAGGCTTCACCGCTTGCCTCGGTTTCCAGCGGTTCGGTATTACCTATAGTAAATTCTTTCCAGGTTGCACCGTCCAGACTGTAGTACAGCTTAACGCCGTGATCCGTGTAAAGATCCAAACTGCTACTATAGGTTTGTGTACCTTTATCCGTATCAGTAAGCAGCACATTACAAGTAACGCGCGCCGGTTCTATGCTTACTTTGCCTTCCGCATCGTAGCGAAGGGTTACTATATCCGTATTAGGTATTATCTTCCATACGCTAAGCGTAGGCACTTCCACGCCTCCGGACATATTTACCCAGGATCCAGTCGTATTGCTCGGCTCGTCGGTGTTTCCGTCCGCCACGCATTGCCATAAGCAGTTCTTCCAGGTTACGGTATCGTAGGCGCCTGTAGTGCTGCGGTAATAGTCGGTTTCGCTGGCCGCCGTCTTCGCGTTCCAGGTTCCGCGGTAATTTGCCGTACGGGTTACTACGCCGCGGTAGTCTACGCGTATAAGATCCTGCACGATTATACCGCGGGCGTATAAGTATGGCTGGTCCTTGTTTATTAACTTCGCCGTGGCGCTATCCAGTAGGCCGTCCGGTATGCGTCCTAAGATTGTACCGTAGTTTCCTGCCTGTAGTATAGGGCTGCTTACTCCCATAAGTTCTACCAGGTTCCCGTCTTCGCACGAAATAAAAAAGCTGCTTTGCCTGGTATTGAAGTAACCTTTTTCGCGCTTCTCGATAACGCCCTTATAGTCCGGATTTGCCCAGGTAATAGCGTTTGCTTCCAAAGCGTTTCCCCAGCGCGTAATTACCATACCTGGGCGAAGCTCGAAGTTTACGCCCGCTGGCGTTTCTGCGGCGCTGTAATATACTATGCTTAGCGTATTGGCCGTACGATCTACCGCCTGCACGCGTGCCCACGATTTATAATACTTTCCGCCGTTTTCGCTCTCCAGGTCGTTTACGTATCCGTACACTATATCGCCAGGCTGGAAGGCGGTAAAGTCCCCGCCCCAGCGCTTGCGCATAGTAAGTAGCTGCCCGTCCACTGCGTCGATAGTGCCCACGTCCGCGAAGCTGGTATTACCTTCCAGCGCGTTAATACGATTATAGATAAGTTCGAAAACCTTAAGATAGCTGCGCGCCGTAATGCTTTCCACCTCAGCGTTACCGGCTTTATCAATATTGGCGCCGCTGTAGCCCGCCGTATAGTTGCCTACACTAATACCGCCGTCGAAGCTGCTGCTACTTAAAGCGTGTAGCCCCTGTTCGAACGTGATACGGCCGGCGGCCACATCATCAGCCAGGCGGCTTAAAAACTGCTTACGTACGGGGCTATCCTGTGTAAGGTCGTTGGCTATAGCCGCGCGATCAGCGTAGCCGGCCTTTACCTTCTCCTTCACGGCTGCCCAGTTAGTGTGCGGGTTGCCGTTGTCGTCGGTTTCCTCTACTTCACGCATCTGGCTAAGATACGCGTAGCCCTCTGCGTCTGTTCCGAATTTATCCAGGTCGCTTTTGTTAGCGTGCGTATGACTGTTCGGATCCGGGGCGCTTTCCCCGCCGGATACATTAACTATAGTACTGCCGGAAGTTCCGGAAGCATTGCCGCTGCCTAATTCGCGAAGACGTTTACTGCGTGGCTTCGGCTCTCGGTCGTTTGTCGATAAAGTAAATTTTCTATTCATTGCCTGTCGTATTCGTCTGGTCGAAGTTCTATAATAGTGGCCTGCGTAGTGTCTGTAATACAGTCCTGCGTTTCGCCGGTTAATATAAATTTCTTTCCTTCCTGGTTCTGTTCGGTGTAAGTAACCAGGGCGTCGGGGTGCAGCTCTATTTCTCCGCTTAGCTTCGTACGTCTTTCGGCGTATTGGCTATATAGGGTACCTATTAGCAGCTGTTCTGCCTGGGCGCGCCTTCCGGCTCTGCTTAGTTCGGTTATCTGCTTTCCGTTCGAAGCATTGAAATAGGCGCCGCGTGCCGTGGGTACGCCCCCGGCCTTAGTGCCGCAAACGGTATCTATTTCTAAAGCGTCCTTCGCCTTCTCGTTGAGCTGCGCGCTATATTCTACGTCGTCGGTGCTTATCTCTTTTTCAAATTGGACGTTATTAACTATCTCGATTTCGGGTAGCTTGCATAATATCCAGTTTACTTTAGGGCTTCGCCACTCGTCGCCATAGAATAGCCCGTAGCTGTCTATTATCTTTGTTTCGCTAAGATCGTCGCCGCCGTCGCTTATCATCCAACCGTCCAGGCGTACTTCTACCCATAGTTCCCCGCCTCCCTGGGTGGGGTAGGGTATGTATTGCCCCGCGTCGCTATTAGCCAGAATAGACGCTACCTGCTCCGTATGTGGGTTAATTGCCGGGCGGTTCTTCGCCCAGCCGTTAGCTACGCCGCTGTTCTCCTTCCGGTCTGATACATCGTAATAGCATAGCCAGCCCCATACGTCGGGCTTATCGTCCTTAGCCGTGTCGTAGTTCGCCCAGCTGCCGTACGTGCCGTACAGATTGCGCACAGGCGCTTTTACGCTCTGCTTGCAAATCTGCCGATTATCCCAGCAGTATATTTTGTCGCCTCCGTCCGGCTTAAACTTAATCGTTACAGGGACGTATAGGAAGTTTCCGCGCTTCTTCCATTGCTTCTGCCAGTCTTCCTGCTCCAGCCATTTAAAAAAATTAACTGCCTGCTCATTAAAATTCCAGCGCGGGTCCAGCAGCATTTCCAGCGATATACGTATAAGCAGGTCGTTTGGATTATCCGCTGGCGGGATCCAAACGTGCGCGCTTTTGAATATATGCCGGTCTATCGTTGCGGCGTTGCCCTGCATATAGGCTGGGTTTATGCCTACTTTGCCGTGGATAGCCTCGGCGTGCCAGTTCTTACTATCTCCTACTTTATAGGCGCGTACTAACGGGTGCAGCAGCATAATACCTTCTGCTTCGCTTCCGTCGTATTGCGGGACGGTCTTAAAAAATTCGCAATTAAGATCCGCCGCCAGTTCGGCGTTATTGCCCTGCTTGTTAAGCCACAGGGTAAAGCCCGCGTCGGTAGCGTCTATCCAGTCCGAAAGATCCGTGCTGTAGTGGTAGCTTATGTATTTGCTGCCCTCGTAGGTCTTGTAGTCCGTGCTATTGATATTTACCAGGTTGGGGTCTACCTTGTGCGGCCAGCACTCCGTAGGCGCCAGGTTTCCGCTTTGCGCGTATGTGCTCCAGGTTATCTTAGCGTTATTATATACTACGTCCACGCCCATAGTACTACTATCGCCGCTCCAGATAGCTTCCGCTGTCTTCGCTTTGCTGTATAGGCCGTTTAGGTCGTAGACGTATATTTTACCGCATCGCTGCACCAAACGAAGGCCCAAAGGCTGGAATATACCAGTAAGCACATCTTCCAGCGTTGAGGCTTCCCCGTCTTCATCGTAGAAGTTGTCGCTACGTATCTTAATATCGCTAAGCTGTAGCGGCGTGCTCCCGTATAAGCCGGTGCTTATAAGCGTCTGATCTATTCCCGTATGAATAAAGCCCGCCTCGCGCATACACATTTCTAATACTTCCTGTATAGTGCGCATACCTGCTAAAGCATACTTTTTGCGCTGTAATATACCGAAGTCCGAAAAGGTAAGGCTTACTTCGTAGTTCGCCGCGCGCTCGTATGGCTCTTCGTAAAACTCAGGATCTAACATACCGGACCAGTAAAGGCGTCCTTCCCGGTACGCGTCCATACGTATTTGCCCTACCTCGATCGTGTAAAGGTCTTCGTATGTTCTATCGCCTGGGCTTTCTATTTGGATAGTGGCTACTGATCCGCAAACCACTTCTTCTTTTTTCTTCTCCGTCCATTCGATAGTTAGCGCCTGGTTTGCCTCAAAGGTAAGGGCGCCTACCTCTTCGAAGGGGGCGGGCGCCTCCTGGTGTATCTCTACGCGCCAGGCTACGCCCTCACGGCTAAGAAATTCGCCCATATATCGTAATTCCATTGCCATACTATGATCTCCTTACTTTATTAGTTCTACGATTGTAAACAGCTACCAGGTCGTCGCCCTTAATTCTAAATTCCAAATCGCCTACACCTTCGCCGGGTTCCGGAAGAAGACTACGTAGCTTATCCAGCGGGGCTATTACTTCCGGGTTGCCACTGGCCCCGGCGTATTCGCCCACCATTGCCAGCGTAGGACCAGTAGCCAAACCACCGGAAGCCAGCATAGGCACGCCCGCGGCGGCCACTGTTGCAAGCATAGCAGCCGTAAAGCCCGCGGCGATACCGTAGCCGGCAAACGGGATATAGGCGTGCGCGGCCATATATTCGGCGGCTGCCAACTCCTTCCAGCTCGCGGCTTCCAGTTTGTTTGCTACGATCGTAGCAGCTGAGGCGGCGGCGTTAGTAGTGGCGGCTGTAGCTCGTACGGCTGCTTCGGATCCTTCGGCCGTAGCTTCGACGCCCTTAGCTACGCTGTGCGCCGTACTGGCGGTAGTAAGCAGGTTAATAATACCTACTACTGTCTGTATGCCATTATACAGGGCTATAAAGCCGTCTATAATACCGCATACTACAGTCCAGGCGTTACCGTTTCCCTTCAGGGCCTCGGTTATTCCTTCCACGCCGCTTTGCATCTGCTTGGCCGCGCCCCAGGAAGTAGTAAACGCCTTATAGTTCTTTTCGCCGGCGCTCTCCGCTTCACGTCCGGCGTTTTTGATAGCGTCCGCTTTCTTATTCCACAGGTCTATTTCCTGGTTAATAGCGGCCGCCTCCGTTACGCTGGCTGTTTGTAGCCTATCCTGTAGGATCTGGATATTATCGTTAATATCCTTTAGCGTTGAGGCCTGGGCGTTCCACTTTGGCGTATTGTCTTCTACAGCCTTTCCGGCGTTCTTAATAGCGTCGGCTTTTTCTTGCCATAAGGCGATTTGCTTATTAAGGCCCGCTGCTTCCTCTACGCTGGCGCTGTTTAGCTTATCCTGTAGGATCTGGATATTAGTGTTAATATCCTTTAGCGTGGTCGCGTCTTCCTTCCACAGCGGCGTATTATCTTTTACGGCCTTGCCGGCGTCCTCGATAGCGTCCGCTTTGGCCTGCCATAAAGCGATCTGTTTGTTAATATCGGCGGCTTCTTCTACGGTCGCTCGTTGAAGTTTCGCCTTTAGTACGTCCAGGTTCTCGTTTATGTGTTCTAAGGTTTCCGCGTCCTCTCTCCATACGGGCGCGTTATTTTTCGGGGTTGCTATTTTGGGCGTCTTTACCTTTGGCGTGGTTTTTCCCGCGTTTTTGTACTTATTCTGTACTTCGCCCAGGTCGATAGAAGGCGCTGCCTTCTTGGGCCGCTTTACTTCTACCGTTACTTCCGCCTTTTTGCCGCCCAGGCCTAAGATATTCTTAAGCCATTCCCACGCTTCTTTACATTTTTCTACCAGCCATTCGAAGGCTTTAGCTAAGCCATTCATAATAGCCGTAGCCAGCGGCTTTATAGCTTCCCATACTTTATTTACGATCTTACGGAAGCCCTCACAGTTATTGTACGCGTATATTACCGCTGTTACCAGGGCGCCGATAGCGGCTATTACCAGGCCTATAGGGTTCGCGGTAAGTACTATGTTAAGTACCTTCTGTACTCCAGTCCACGCCAGGGTAGCAGCCTTTACTACGCCTTGCGCCGCGGCGGTCGCCAGTGTGGCTGCTTTGTTTTTAATGAAGGCGGCCGTAGATACCGCGAAGGCCTTAGCGCTGGCGTATATAGTAGTACTAAGCGCCTTTACGCCAGTTATAAGGGTCGTAATACTTGCCAGGGCTTGCGTACTCTCGGCGGCTATAGTCACGAAGGGAAGGGCGCCGTTTACCAGGGCGCCTAATTCTTCCTTCATATCTCCCAGCGTATTAACTAACTGCTGCTGCTTTCCGCTTTCGGTATTGGCTAATTCGGCGTTCATTTCGCCGACGTTGTTAGTAATGATTTGGGCCAACATCGCCGCGCGTTCCTGCTCGGTTCCGTATTTCATTACGTTACCTTCCGCTTCGGTAAATGTAATGCCGACGCGCTTAAGGGCGTCTACTTGGCCCATCATCGCTTTACCCATTAAGTTACCTATCTGCACGGCGTCGCCAGTTGTAGCGGTTAGTCCCTTCTGCTGGGCTAACAAATTATTCATAGCCGGCATAAGGGCTGCCAGGCTGTCACGCTCTTTAAGGAAGGTAGCTACCTGCTGGGCGCCGCTTAGCTGCACTTCGTCGCCTATTACGCCGATTTCCTGCTGGGCGCTGGCCAAATCCTTAATAGATTGTATATCGTCTTCGGAAGCCCCCATACGTTGCCGCATAACGGTTTCCAGTTTTCTTTCTGCTGTTTCCTGCACCGCGTAGGCGTCTGCTAATTCCTGCATAGCGCCTTGCAGCTGTCCGAAGCTACGCTGGGCTGCATCTATACCGGTAGCCAGCGCAGCGAAGTTAATAACGTTGCCCTTTAGCTGTTGGCCCTCTGTTATTACTCCGGCCATTGCCTTCTTTAAGCCTTCGGCGTCCTTCGTCAGATCCTTGAAGGAATTGTTATCGCCTTCCAGCTTGAAGGTTATACTTATAGTGTTACCTGCCATAGCTATACTAATTCATCGCCTAACTTTTCTACTAATTTTCGCATACGCTCGCGCTGCTCCTCTGCCGTGATCTCCGATGCGCTTTTCCTCTGTGTAGGCTTATCCCAGGGGAAGGGTAGCAGCTTTTCGGGCGTTATCTTGTGCCGCTTGCTTAAATGCGGCTGTATTGATAAGGTGGCCAGTATGCGCATACGCTGCCAGCGGTCCTTAAAATCAGTATCGCGCTGTTCTGCATAAGCCTTCCAGACGGCCGCAAATTCTTTATATTCCAGTTTGCAGAAGTCGTCATAAGTTAGTCTTATACAGCCCAGCGCGATACCTAATATTTCATATATACCTTTCGGCTCTATCTTTTTTTTTCTTCGTCGCTTTCAGCTGCCGGCTCGCTTTCGGCTCGCATCTGGTTAGCCCAGGCGGTCATTTCGTCCGGGCTAAGATTGTCGGCGAAGTCCATTAGCGTAAAATCGAAGGGCACCTTATCGGCCGCACAGGCGGAAGCCACGCAGCAGTAAAGGTAAGCGCACAGATCCGAAAAATTACCGTTGTTAATCTCTGTTACTTCCTTGCCCGTTTCCTTCTTGAAACGAAGCATAGCCCCCATAGTAGGGCGGCACGGATACGATTTACCGTTAATCTTTACTTCGATCATACGCTTAGCCTCCTACTGTGTTTTCGGTAATTGCTTCCTCGTCCAGCGTGGTAGGCTCGCCGTCGTTCTCAAAGCTCGCGCTATAGGTAGCGTCGTCCTGTGCCGGGGCGCTCTCCTCCAAAGAAGTAATAACACACGCGCCCACCAGATATGGCTTTTCAGCCTCGGCGCGCTCCATACATTTTACTTCTACGCTCTTGCCCTCTTTCCACAACTTGAAAAGGTGCTTAAATCCACATTCCTTTTCATCATAGAAACGTAAACCTTCGGCGCTAATTGAATAGGATAAACCTACTACGCCCTTCTTCTTCCATTTACCAGAAGACAAAGCCGCGGAAGCTACAGGCTTTACCGCGCGCTCCTTCGTTTCGCTGTTAAAGGTCGCTGTGTGACTGGTACAGCTACCCACGGCCTTACCGTCTACATAAAGCAGAAGGTCGCTACCGTTACAATATCCACTTTTTGCCATAATACTACATTTTGACGTTAAACACTAAAACTTGTAAATACGCATCATCTTGCCAGGCTTCTTCGCTGTCCGTCAGGTAGCAGCTACGCATTACCAGGCCGTCGCTTTCCGCTGTCTTGTTGTCCAGGGCGTCGCGCACAGCTTCGGCCAGTTCTACGCCTTCCGTATAGCCTTTGGTATAGCAAAGTACCTCGATAGTTACGTTATCATTGCCACGCCTTCCCTTTACCTGTCCCTGCTCTAATTGGGTGCGGCGGTAGACTACGTAGGGAAGTTCCGCTGTATCTTCTACCACGGGGTACACCTTCTTAGCGCGGGCGGTTACTTCTGGATCCGAAGTAAGCACGGCGCGTATGATCTCGCCGGCGCTTAAGCTCGATTTACTTACAGCCATATTTCTTTGCTACTCTTTGTACGTTTTCTGTTACTTGTTTACGCATATCTTCGGTTACGGTATCGCGTACCTGGTTCCGGGTGTCTTCCATAAAGCCGTAACGGGGCATACTTCCGGTACTGTGCGCTGCTCTATATCGGGCCGCGCGTCTTCCGCCGCCGTTTTTAGTTTCGCGCTGCTTTGTACCCATTTCCGCCCAGATAAGTATAGGCTTCTTTAAGCCCTGGCGGTTGGTGTGCATACCGCGTTCGCCTTTACCGTTCTTTCCGGCTTTCTTGGTTCCGATCGTTACGCGGAAGCCGGCCTTACGCTTGAAAACTACGGCGCGTATGCCCTTCTCCAGGTCTTTGTCGGTACGGATTTCCTTCCCGCGTAGGTTTGCTACCGCTTTTTTGCGTACGTTGTTGGCTGCCTTACGGAAGCCTCCCTTTAACGCCTGGGTCCTACGTTTTGGCTCCAGCTCAGCGAATAGCCGCTGCAAATTACCGTCGTTATACTCTACCGTTGTCGCCATTACTCGTTCACTCTTTCGCAGATCAGCGTCTTATAGCCTCGGTCGGCATTGGGGATAATAGCCGTAACTGTGTACAGGTGCCCGCCCAGCTGCTTTACTCGCCAGTTCTCGCTAACGGGGTGCGCATCGCGGATATTAAACTGTACGCTATAGTCGGCGAAGTGTTCGCCCACTTCTTCGCTACGGCCGCCGGACGCTGCTACGCGTTCCGCGTGTACGGTTCGCGTTTCCTGGTACTCTACCTTTTTGGCGCCCATACGGTCTTCCGTACTGTGCGGTTCCAGGATCTGTATTTTATACTTCATCTTTCCGGCTATCATCTTGCTAACTTTCTATACGGTTTAACTAAAGCCGTAAGGGTATAGGGTACTTCCGCCATTTGCACGCCGCTTACGGCTTCGCGCTGGTTATACCAGTGCCCGGCGGCCAGTAGTACCGCCTGCTGTAGTGGCTTCGGCCATTCTCCGCCGCCCAACTCTTGCAGTTCCTCGTCGGTTCTTTTCGTGCTGGTGCATACGTAGGCCTCCGCGGCGTCCAGTAGGTGCTGTAGGTATTCGTCGTCGTCGCTAAAATCATCGGCGCGGACGTGCTTTTTAAGAAGTTCTAAATTTACGGCCATAGTTAAATCGTTGCTATAATGTTACGCCTTCCGGCAAAATTATACATTACCCTTAGCCACGCCCAAAATAAAGGCTTCTGGGCGAAGTGTCAGGGTAGCAAAATCAGTATTAAGCACGAAGCGGGTAGAGTCTTCCAGGCTGAGGCTGTATGGATCTACGATAAAGTTCATAGCGCCGAAGAAGCCGGCTGCCTGGTAGCCCCAGTCGCCGAAGCCTACCTTACCTTCGCCGATAACGTCAGTAGTGAAGACGGGGAAGCCCAGGATACGATCATTTTCGCAAAGGAAGCGGCCGCTACCTGCATCTACGGGAACGTCCTCTAATTCTGCCTTCATTGTTTCGGTCATTACGAAGCAGCAGGTAGACGTTTCGATACCTGCCTTAGCTACGGCGGCCTTCATCTTAAGCAGTTCCTTACGTGTAGGGATAGCGGCGGCAAACTCAACCTTAGCGCAGCCGCCGTCCTCGCCAGCTGTGGCAAAAGGTCCGTAAACTACGCGGCCTGCTTTGTCGGTAGTAAACAGCGCGTCATTAACCTTGTCGATAATAGCCTGTGGCATTTCGGCTTTAATAACGCTTTCCACTACGCCTTCGCTGTTGAAAAGCTCCTGGCGTGTTACAGGGATAGCCACGCCCAGACGCTTAGGCGCTACCGTGATCTTATCCCAGTCGATCTTGCTCTCAGTCAGCTTCTCAGCCTCTCCCAAGAATTTTGCTACGGCTTTGCCGTGCTTAGGCCAGCGAAGGCTACCTACCAAACCGGTACGGATAGTAATACCTACCTTACCGTAGATAAGGCCAGCGCGAAGCGGCTCCAGCATTTCCTGTTCGCTCACAGGCACGATACCTGTACCCTCCAGGGCGGCTGTAGTCTGGATCTCTCGCGTAAGCGTGAGCATTACCGGATTACGGCTGCCGTTCTCCATTGCCTCGTTAAGGGCTTCGCGAAGCTGGGTAGTTACGCTTCTGGCCTCTGCCTCGTTAGTGGCGTTAAGTGCTGCCTGCATACGCATTTGCAGCAGCTGGTTTTCGCGAAGAAGGTTGCCGTACTCGGCTTCCTCCTGCTCTGTGCGCTCGCGCTGCTCATTCTCGCACGCGTCAGCGATAGCGTTAATACGCTCGCAGTTAGTCTGGTACTGATTAACCAGCTGGCGCACGTTTACTTGCTTTCTCTTACTCATACTTGAAACTTTTAAGGGTTAAACAAATCTATAATTTACGCGAAGCAGCGCGGCGCATATCCTGCACTTGCTCGCGCATCTTCTCGTTATTCTTTTCGGGGTCTTCCGGCTTGCGCAGCTGGCTAACCAGTTCGCGCTGTTCGGCCTCGCAGTTAGTGTCCGGGTAGGCGGGATCCGAAGCCAGGGTAAAGTCGTAAATACCTATGATACTACGCACAGTGTACGTAATAAGCGTTTTGCCGTCCTTGCGTTCTACGTTTCGTTCTACGTACGCCCGGTCGTAGTAGTGGGTCCGGAAGGCAAAGCTACAGCCGGATATATCGCCACGGCGTACAAGCTCCAGGGCTTTATCGCCGTCCGCCGTATTCGGGGCGTCGAAGCTAAACGCTACGCCGCGTTCGTCTACGTTGTAGGTAAGCGTTCCGGTACCGTTCTTACTACGCGCCAGTATAAGCTGGCGATCGTGAAACATAGTCATTTTAATGTCGCAGCCGTCCAGCAGTTCACGCGTCACGGCCTCCGGCGCTATTACTTCGCGGGCCTCTTCCTCGTCATCGGACCAAAGCGGCGCACTTTGCGTATTAAACAGGATAGCGTAGCCGGTAATAGTACGGCTGGGCGCTTCTCCTTCTCCAGCTTCGCGTACGCGAAGTTCCGCGGGGGTGTGCACCATTCGCGCCACCATTGCGTCTTTATTCTTTTCCTGTTTCATCATCTTGCTTGTTATTATCGTCGTCGTTATTGCCGGGTTCCTCTACTGGCTTAGCCGTTTGCGCTGGCGCAGCTGTCGGGCTGCCTACTTCCTTAATGCTCTTAAGGTTCGCGCTTACCAGTACCAGGTCGCCGCCCTTTACGGGTTCTTTGTTCTCTGCCTGCCGCCACTCGTTTACGGTATATATGCCCGCCGCTATAGTGCTGGTCTGATATTTTACTTTGCTATCCAGGTCGCAGGCGTATAGGTCGCGGCGGTCAAACTCAAAGCGGCGCTTACAGCAAAGCGTGGGCGCTACCAATTTCCGGTGCAATTCGTTTTCTATCTTACGAAGGATCGGGTTAAGCGTGTTGGATAAGAAGGCTACGTTAGCCATTTCCGCGCTTTTATAGTTATTGCTCGTATCATCAAAAACGAAGGAAGGGTGCACGCCGAAAAATCTACAGATTTCGCGTACTGTAAACTTTCGCGTTTCCAAAAACTGCATATCTGTACTACTCAACGAAAGCGGGCTGAATTGCACCTGGCCGGGGACGCTTACTATACGCTGGCCAGTTCTAAATCTGCTATCCAGGTCCTTAGCCGTTACTTCCAGCTGGTCGTCCTGGTACTCTCCGAAGCCGCGTACGCTTGTATCGTTGGATACGATACCGCGCACGTTACCGCCATTCTCGAAGCGGCTAAGCGTTTCGGCGTTGCCCGTATTAGCTATAGATAGCGTAGTGGCTGCATAAGTAAGCGTAGATATACCTACTTTGCCGTCGCGGGTGTAGTTCTTGATATGTATAATTTCGTCTTCGTCGAAAGTGTCATTTATACCGGCGTTTATGTCCGTTACCTTGTAGGTGTTATAGATCGTATCGTGCGCCACGCAGTGAGGATCCACCAGCGCCAGGCGTGCAATATCCATAGTAAGGGTATCATAAACGGGCACGATATAAGCGTTACCCTTCAAAAGCATATAAGTAACTACCTGCCTCCAGAAGTCGAAAGCGGACAGGTAAGTATCCGGCTGCACCGTTAGAAGGTAGTGCAGGCGGCTGTTAGTGTCTTCTACAAAAATATCGCCCTTCCTACGCATATATTGCAGGCGAAGGTTAGCCACGCTATTAGCCAGTAAGTCCACGCATCGGTAAACCGTAGCTACGTGCAGCGGGCCGGATCCAGAAGGATACAACAAAGTAGCGCCGCCTACGTAAGGCGCCGTTACGTCGTTGCTACGGTCTGCTGAGGCTTCGCGGGCAAACATTCGCTTAAAGTGCTGTATAAATCCCATAAAATCTAACGCGTTTCTACTATACGTACGAAAACGGGTATCTGGTACCCGCTTTCGTCTAAGCCCGATAAAAACTTATCTTTCGTAGTCGATAAAAAGGCGTAGACACATCAGCATAGTAATTACGCCGTCTATCTTTTGCGTTTGTTTTCTCTTAATAGGTTTGCAGTTTTCCAGCTTATCGGTATCCAGCACGGCGTTACCAAAACAGTAGGCGTTAATAGGGTTATCGTTGATAAATATATGGCCCGTCTTCGCGCCGTGCTCGAAGCTCTCAACTGGCGCCGTAAAGGTTCCGTAAGTTTGGCGTACGCCCTTTATCACATTGCCGGCGCCTGAGGCGGCCAGCATATTTATTACTTCCTGGCTCTTCCAGGGGTCGTAACCTATTCCCAGGATCCGGACGCACTGGTTAAGCCTCAGCACATAGTCCACGATAGTACGGTAGTCTATAACGTCGCCCTTCGTTAGGATTAAGAAGCCTTTTGCCGCCCAGGTTCTGTATAGCTTTTCGTTGGGGTGCCCAGGTAGGGCGCCTTCCGGGAAAAAGTAAGCGGTATGGAAGCTAAAACTTTTGCTTTCGTAGTTGTATATACCAGCGGTAACGGCGCTAAAGTCGTCGCTTTCCGAAAGGTCTATAGCTACCATAGCGTCCGGTCTTCCCTTTATTGCGTCCAGTGGCATAGGTCTTGATATATGGCGCGCTAAGGTGCTGCTTATCCAGCTATGCTGCTCATTTTCGGCAAATATATTAAGTAGCTTAGTACGGAAGGCCAACATAGCTTCCGCGCCGTTACGTAGCGCCTTATTGTATTCCTGGTAGTAAAAATCCAGGTTTACCGTAATGCCTAAATGTGGGTGCACCTTTCGCCAGGTTCCTTCATCGTCTTCTGGGTCGTCCAGGTCTGGCTCGAATATGTGAGCAAAAAGGCTGTCGTCTTCATATTCCCCAAGTAATACAGACTTATAGCCCTGTAGCATCTCATAAAATGGACCGTCGAAGACGTCGGAAGCCGTAGTAATAATAACCGTTAGCGGGTTATCCCGCACGCCCATAGAAGTAGTAAGCACGGTTAGCAGCTCGCTATCCGGCGCCTGGCTAAATTCATCCATAATAACTACCGACGCGTTAAGGCCGTCTTTTGTCTTCGCATTAGCCGTAAGGCATTGGGCGAAGGCGCTACGATCACGGCGGCGGCTCTTTATCGTCTGTTCATTAACCAGGTAGCGGCGTTCTTTCGGGTCCAATTTACGGAAGCAACCGCGGATCACGTCGAAGCACTTTTTAGCCTGGTCGGCGCTGTTGGCGGCCGTGTAGCACTCCGCGTTTGCATCGCCGTACAGTACGTCGTATATGGCCAGCGAAGCCGTACTGGTCGTTTTACTGAATTTACGGGGCACAAATAGCACGGCTTCGCGTACTACGCGGCGGCCGTTAGTCCAGAAGGCAAAGATACTCGCAAACTGGAAGCACTGTACCGGCGTAAGCTCGTAGCGCTGCTGGCCTTTCTTGCCGGGGAAGTACAGGCTTTCGTAGAAGTCGTAAAACTGCTGTACTTCTGTTACGTTGATCCCGTATTTATCGCACATCGTGAAGAAATGCACTACGGCCAGCTGCTCGTACAGGTTATGCCCGTCCGGGTTGCTGGCCACTTCGCGCACGTAGCTATCCAGTCGGCTATCCACTTCCGAAAGTCGGTAGCGGTCTATATTCGTTTTCGCTAACTGGTTCGTAACGTCTTCCTTCGCCTGGCGTAGTCTGTCTTTTTCTTCTTCTGTCATACGCTATTAGTCTTTTACCTCTGCATCATCCAGCGGCTTTATAATTTTAGGCGCCTTACGCTTTTTGGTTAGCTTCTTCGTAAGGTCGGTTAGCGGGTCTTCGTCAGCTTCCCCGGCCAGATCTTCAACCGTAAGGCCCAGCGCCTTCATCTGTCGCGTTATCATATCCTGGGCGTCCTTCGCGATCTTGAATACTGGGTGCGGTGCCAGCTTTTCGCCGTAGCGGGTAGTTTCCCATACGGTTACTTCCGTTAATCCGTCGATCTGCTGGTTAGCCAGGTCCAGGTTACGCATAGCACTTGCCAGGCTGTGTATCTGCATATCCAGCGCCTTAGTATAGGTTCTGTGCGCTTTCATTACTCGCACGATCTCTTTTTGGTAGTCTTCTACGCTTTTACTCATATCTTTCACTTTATTTGCATTATTTTCAATTTTTAGACGTTTTCGGGCAAAGTTCCGCAAATTCAAAAATTTACTCAGGCAGACAAAAGACTGGGGGCGAGGTTTAACCGCCTACCCCCGCTTTCAAAAATAGGCCCCCGGCTTAATCATCGCCGCCGAAAAATTTTTTTACTACTTGCGCTACCTGCTTTTCGTTTCGTCGCTTCGTTGCATCTTTGCCGCATCGCCCCAGCTCTGTATGGATCCTAACGTGGCAGTCGTGGCATAAGGCCTGTAGGTTGGAAGGGTCATACATACGCTGTCGTTTATCCGCGTACGTTATCGCCTCTTCTACTGGCCTTATGTGGTGCACTTCTGTAGCCGCGGTTATCCTTCCTTCACTGGCGCAGCGCTGGCATAACGGGTAACGTGTAAGTATATCTTTGCGAAGCCTCAGCCACTTACCCGTATGTATCAGCTTCTGGTAGTCTTTGTCCTTTGCCATAGTCTTCTACTTTATCTTTCTTCTATTCCTACGCTTTGGCGGGTTGCCGTCGGGCGTGGGCTGGACGTGGCCCAGGTCGTCAAACATACCCATTATATAGTCCCCTTCATCCTCTGGAAGGTCATACCTTCTTTCTGCTGGGTCTTCTAACCTATCCAGTAGTATATGCACGAAGGCTACAACTAATTCGCAGGCGTTCTTAAAGCCGTGCTGCTCTTTTAGCTTTTGTAGTCTTTCGTAAGTATCCGGATCTACGGATATATTCACCCTTCGCCTTTTACTCATATTTGCGTAACAGATAGTTAAGGCTATCCAGTAAGGACTGCTGTACGCCTGTCTTACCTTCCAGCGCCGCGCAGGCTCTTTCGTCCACAGTGTCCGCGCATAGTAACTGATAAACCGTAACAGGGTACTTTTGCCCCTGTCTGTGTAGTCGGGCGTTAGCCTGTTGGTATAGCTCCAGGTTCCAGCCGGTACCATACCAGACTATGTAATGGCCGCCTTCTTGCATATTGAGGCCAAAAGCCGTACTTGCAGGGTGGGCCAGTAGTACGTCTATATTACCGGCGTTCCACTGCTTTAGGTCCCCTTCTCCTTCGTAGGTTACTACGTTAAGGCCTTTTAGCTTTGCTTTGATACGTGCTATATCGTGCTTAAACTGGTAGAATACCAAAACGCTATTACCGTTTGCAGCCTCCACGATCTCAGCCAGGCGGTCCAGTTTTTCGCTGTGTATTTCGTGCGCTTGCCTATCATCGTCGTAAATCGCGCCGTTTGCAAACTGGCTTAGCTTGTTCATAAGCCCGGCGGCGCTGTTGGCCATAACGTTTGCCGGTTCTTCCCCGTGCTCTGCCTTAAACTCCAAAACCTTGTCGCGTTCAAACTTTGTATAGGCCGCTGCTGTCTTAGCCGATAGCTGCACTTTGATTTTGTGGGTTATCATCTTCGGAAGCTGTAGGTAGTCTTTGGCCTGCATACTCAGGCAAATATCCGCGATCTTATCCCGTATTATTTGTTCGCAGCCTTTTTTAACGTCGCATCTTACTACTATGTTATTCCATTTGTGCGTTTCGAAGTAGGTTTCCCGGTATTTGCTTACTGATTTTCCCAGGCGTTCCCCCTGGTCGATACAGTACATTTGCGCCCACAAATCTATAAGGCCGTTTGGTGCCGGCGTTCCTGTCAGGCCGATAACTCGCTTAACGGAAGGCGCCGCTATACGCATCGCTTTAAACCTTTCGCTTTTGCTACTCTTAAAGCTCGTAAGCTCGTCGATCACTAACACATCGAAGGGAAGCTGGCCGCCATATTTTCCTACCAACCACACAAAGTTATCGCGGCCGGTTACGTAAACGTCGGCTTTTTCGGCCAGGGCGGCGCAGCGCTGCTTCTCAGTTCCCAGGACCTTTACTACCTTAAGGTCTTGCAAGTGGTCCCACTTCTCCGCTTCCGTGCTCCAGGTTGTTTCCGCTACCTTTTTAGGCGCCACTACCAAAACGCGGCTTACTTCGCAGTCGTCGATCATCTGCTGCACGGCCGTAAGTGTGCTTACCGTCTTTCCCAGTCCCATATCCAGAAAAAGGCCGCATCGTGGGTTATCCAGGATCCACCGCACAGCGGTACGCTGATATTCGTAGGGGTTATATATCATAGCCTTTATCTTCGAAAACGTTGTTAATACTCTGTTTGCTATCGCATACGTAAACCGTGTGGCCTATTCTTGCCAGTTGGTCTATCCGTATATCCTGTACTTTGGACGTCTTGCGCCCCTTGCTTTTCAACTCAAACCAGACACAAAGCCCCCCAGGCATTAAGGCTACGCGGTCCGGATAGCCTACCATATTGGCGTTACTGTACTTTAGACACACGCCGCCCAGCTTCTTAACCACGTCGCACAAATAGCGTTCTATGGCTTTTTCGCTTACGTCGGCGTGTTCTACTATGTTTTTTATGTTCCTGTTCATCGTTATTTTCTGTTTGGTAAACGTGCAAACGAAACGAAATGCTTTTTTCTATATATTAGGCTATACGCGTGTATGTGCGTTTTTTCGCCTGTAATAATAGGTTATATCTATATATTACATACTCCTACTATTTATATACATATTTACGTTTACATCGTTTACATATATAGTTATATATTGATTATTAAGCAGTTAGGCGTAAACAAAGCAGTAAACGGAATATGTAAACGGAATTTTACTGTTTACAAGTTTCCCCACGTCGGCGCTTTTTCGTTTTTCGCGTTTCGGTGGTTTTCCGTTTACATTATCCGTATTTGTTTACAGGTCTTCTTCCTCGAAGCCGTCTACGCGTTTAAAGCCCCGCTGTATGCCGTAAAGCCTTTCCGCGTGCCTTGTGCTGCTTACTTTCTCCCAGTTTGGTAGCTTGCTTATAGCCTTGCTTATCCGGCGCGCCAGGTACTTAAATTCTTTGTCGGCCAGATCCTTACCCAGTACTTCGCAAATAAACTCGGCCGCGCATACTCGCGTCCGCTTTTCATCGCCCCTCGGCTGGGTAGGATCCCCGCCCGGATCTCGCAGCCATTCGCGTCGCTGGCGTATATCCTTAAGCCCCCAGTCGGAAGGTAGCGGCGTATCCAGGTATCGGTACAGCATACTAATAACCGGGTCGTCGTTGTCGTCGTTATACGCTTCCTGCATCTGCCGTGCTTCCTGCTCCATTTCTCCACTAAGGTATAAAGGTTCCCCGGCGCGGAAGAAGTGGACGGCCTCAGCCCATAGCTGGTTCCTGTCCGCCGTAATAGCTTCGTGCCAGTTCTTATATTTCCTTAACGTTGGTTCTATAGGTATGATCCAAAAGCGGCGGTTACCAGTGTCGCCTTTCAAAAAGTTGGCTTCGTTGGTCGTTCCGCAGAATATGCACTGGCGCGGGTGCGCGGCTGCTCTACGTTCGTACGCCGCGCGATATATATCTACCTGCTTAGATAGATAGGCTTTGACGCTCTCGACATCGCTACGCTTAATACTGCTAAGCTCGCCTAACTCTATTACCCAGCTTCGGCGTAGTTGGTCCATACCTTCTTTTCCTTCGGTGGTGGTTATACTGTCGTTAAACCATTTACCGCCCATAATATTAAGAAGGGTAGACTTTCCGGCGCCCTCCGGTCCAGTCATAATAAGGCATTGGTCGTATTTGATACCAGGCTTAAAGATACGCGCTACGGCGGCTACAAAGTGCTTGCGTGTCATAGCTCTATTTAGGGCGGTATCTTGCGCGCCCAGATAGTCTATAATAAGCCTGTCCAGTCGTTCCACGCCGTCCCATTTCAGCCCGTTAAGGTAGTCCCTTATCGGGTGGTAGCTGTGGCGCGTCAGGATCGCGGCCAGGGCGTCGTTAATCTTATCCTTACCCGTTATATCGTAGTTCTTTTCCAACCAGACGCGCAGGTTAGCGTCGTCGCGGTCGCCCCATTCCTCCGCGTTGGGGTTCCAGGGCAGGCCGCCGCGCACGGCGTCGAAGCCGCTAAAAAGGTCGTGCGTTATTTTTCCGGCCAGCGCGGGGTCGTGCTCCAGTATAAGAATAATGTTATTTATGTTGCTTATCAGCTTTCCGCTTTTTGTGTAGTCTAAATCGGCCTTCCATTCGTCGCTATAGTCTTCCGGTATTTCCACTTCGGCGAAGTCGTCGGCTACTGATTGCTGGCGCTCTCTGGCCATAAGCAGCTTAACGTTACGATCCCCGGCTGCAAATTCTTGCATAGCCTGGTAGCTCGGTTTCCTGGTTACGTCCAGGGCGCGGCTACCTTCGTCTTTAATTCCGAATAAATGCACGCGGCATAAGTCGAAGGCGTTGCACAGCTGCTTACTACAGGGGTCCGTTTCGTGATGGCTGTACGCGTATTTTCCTTCGTAGCAAACCAGGCCGCCCGCTACGCTACCCAGCTTATATGTATAGCGCCCTTCGGTGCCTGTAGGCTCGTAGACGTCGCCCAGAAAGCGCGTAATAACGTCCTCGATAGTGTAAGCACGGCAAAAGGCGCCTATAAGTCCGGGTTTCTCGGTCGGATCTCCAGCCTTTTTAATTTCGTGTGCTATAATATCGCCTTCGCGGCTGCTCATTGGCCAGCTGCTTACGTCGTACGGGTCCACATATTGCCCCAGGATCTTATCTACATTGCACGCCGGGCCGTCCTGGTATTCGAAGACGTAGGGCGCGTCCTTGCTGGTACTCGGCCAGTAGAATAAGCGCGGAAGCTCGTAGGTGGTGTCGTCGAAAAGATCTATCCCCAGTTCCGCGGCTATCTTACGGCAAAGCGGCTCATACTCGGCGGGCTTTACCTGGCGGTTAAGTGGGAAAACCAAACGGAAGCGCGGGTGCTCGTCGCTGTGTTTATGTGTGCTGTATAACATCGCGGCGAAGTTAAACGCGCAGGTAAAGTCTTCCCATACGTTTAGCGTGCCGTAGTCTATATCCAGCGTGGCTACTGTGCGATATAGTACGTTAGCGTTCTTGCGGGTTCCCTGGCTAAGGTAGCCGCCAACAAAGCCGCCTACGTCCTTAATATTGCTTTGCTCTTCGCGGCTCATACGGGCGTATTCCGCGGCGGTTTCGTTGGTGCGCTGTGTCTTGCTGCATCGCTCCAGAAGCTCGGACCATTGCCAGTGCCTGTTACGCCATTTTTTAGACGTACGGCTGTGGCCAGTGGCCAGGTCTACGATAAAATCATATTTTAGCTCCATTGCGATATTATTTATTTGAATTTTCTATTAGTCTAACGAAGTGGTCCTGGTTGTTGCTTAGCACTATAACCAGGTGCGTATAGGCACCGCTTCGTTCCTGTGGCGTTAACCTTCTTATATGTAATTCGTACGGGGTAGCCTCATCTTCCAGGGCGTCGTATAGCTTACGAAGGCCGGCGCCGGTAACGTAGTTACTATACATAGTTTCCCACGTTTCTTTATTCGTCGCTTTCTTGATCATCGTTTATATAGTCTATACAGGCGGGGCTGTCTGGTTCTACGTTGTTGTCGGTTAGGCTACATTCGCAGCCCATATTAGTAGCTATGCACAGAAAGCAGTTACCACAGGTTTTAGTTACTTTGTTCGTCATATCCCTTTTGCTTTTTCGGGAAGGCGGAAAGCCCGCCCCCCCCGTTATTAACTCTTGTTACCGCCCAGAAGGGCGGCCCCGGCCTTTATGGCCGGGG